TTAAACATCTTAATCATATCCTCAATATAATCTTCAGCTAAATCTGTTGAATATACTACTTCATATGAAGTTGGATTTTCTTTATAAAATTGTTCAGTTTCAACTCTAGCATCATCTACTAATGCCTTAAATTGAGTTAATTTATCCGATATAGTATCAAAAGCACGAAGGCGTTCCTGTTGGAACGCTTTATTGCTAGGATTGTCTTGTTCTTTTAATTTAAATCGGTACATTATTTTTCAAACAATTGTTTTACTTCTATACCCTTAGCTTTTTTACGTAATTCCTTTTTATTAACAGGTTTGTAACCTAGTTTATAGTAGTAATTAACTGGTTTTTTACCAAAAGCAAATGGTGTATCATACGCACCAACAGCACCAGAGGTAGATATTTCATCCACACCCTTTATCTTAGCATACTCATCTGGGTGGTTGTTACGTAAGTAAGTTCTTAAACTATTTTTTAGTTTAGATACATCTTTATAATAATCTTGAAAGAAGGGTTCGTCTTTAGATTTTAAAGCTACTTGTTTAGCATCATCTAATAACTCAGATACTTCTTTAAAAAGTTCACCATAGTTGGCCGTATATTCTACAGACCAAGTCATCTGCCCAGTTTCAGGGTCAGTACCTTTTAAATCAGTTCTAAATCCTCCTTGATCAGCCATTTACTTTTTTAATTTCTTCAATTAAAGAAACGTATTGCATTAAATTAATAATATCATCACTTTTTACAGGTGATTTTTTGTCTAACTCAACTAACAACGAGGTAACTTCAGTTAACTTGATTTGGGTTACTTGATTGGAAACAGATTTATTTAGTTCTGTTATTATAGACTTGAATTCGTTAATCTTTGTATTGTAGAAATTCTTAAGTGTAGCTGTTGAGTCAACTGAGTTGATGAATTCTTTTAAGATTTCTTTTTGAGATGGAAGTAGTGAATCATACTTACCATTAAATTTTTCTAGTAATACCTTATAAGTAAGGATTCTAGTATCTTTATCGTAAGTTTTAAATTCTTCAACTACACTTTGTTTGATTTGAGATTCGTTAACTTGTGAAGCACATAAGTGTTCTAATAGAGTAACTTTATTAGAGACAATTTGGGATGTGTTTGTTATTTCTTGTGTGTTTTCTGCTTCAACTAGTGTATAAAAAGCAGCATATGCCTTATAGTGAGGAATCTTATGAGAAAAGAACCCCTGTGTGTCGTATGATTCTTTAATTTCTTTAATTAAATTGTATCTTTCTCTTTTAAGAGTAGTTCTATTTAATTTTTTAGAAGATTCTAAAAGTGTTTGTAATAATAAACTAGCTCTAGACTCTATTAAGTGAGTATTCTTAGTAAGAGATTCATAAAGTTTTAATTCTTTATTTAGTTCTCCCTTGCTAAAATACTTTTTAATAATACCGAGTGCAGATGACTCAGTTGAATTAAGGGTATCAGCGGTTACTTGGCGAACAAGCAACTCAAAGAGGATACCAGTATTTTTAAATTTTGAATGTTTAATCTCCATTCTCAAATTGTTTAATTATAAATATATGAGGATATATTACTCTTTAATCTTTGACTCATCAAGTAGTGACTCCTTGCGTTTATCCGCTGTATACACTAAATCTTTACTTAAAGATTCGATTAATTTTTTGTTTTTAGCATATACCGTTTTAGCATTCTCTAAAGTTGGTTGGGTATTACGTGCTGGGTTATTGTAGTCATCTTTCATACCAGCAGCTCCTAATCTGTCTTTACCAAAGTTATCAGCTTGAGTATTGCGGTTTGTAGCCTTTTCTTTTGGTCTACCTAAATCAGATTTTTCGTTATACCCATCAGGTACGTTTCCTGGATCTGATTCCATTCTACCTTGACCATATAGTGAAGCTAAATCGTGTGGTGTACCGTATGATTTACCTGTCTCTAACGGATCATTACCCTCAGCCTCGATTTGTGCTCTTCTAAACTTACGTTTTTGGTCCTGGATGATTAGTTCTCTATATTCATCATATTGATCTTCACTCAAGTGGAAGATATTATCATAAACCCAATCAGAAGGTAGTAAGTTATTCTCAGCGATGGAATTAGCTAGTGTAACTTTTTCAGTTAACAATGCTATTCTCTCTTGATCATAGATGATTGATGGGGTAGTTAGTGATAAATCAAAGTTTACTAACTGTTCATCTGTAAATCCTTGAGAGTATAAGTGAACTAAAGCGATTTTATATAGTTCAGATACTACGATACGTTGGATTCTTTCTACTGTACGAGCAAAACGAATATCTTGAGCAGCTAATGTAGCTTTACCATCTGTATTTTCATCGTAACCCATAAATGCTTTTGGCACTTTGAGAGCAGCAAATAGTTTATCTCTTAAATACTCAACATCAGTGATACCATCATATTGTAATCCTGGTGTTGTATCTATTTTAGTAGCGCTATCATTACCTCTAACTGGTATGTAGAAGTCTTCAAGCATGTTTTGTACGTTGTATTTTAAGTTGTACTCACCTGTTTTTTCATCCATGTGAGGAGTACGTTTCATTGTAGAAATTGTTTTCTGCATGAAGTTTTCTACTTCATTAGGTGGGATACCACCTACGTTCATATAGAAAATACGTTTTTCAGGAGCACGAACTATTCTATGAATCAACATCGCATCTTCCATCAATGTGTATTGTTTGAATAGTTTACGACCTGGTTCGATATAAGAACGTCCGTAAGGTAAGTAGTTTAGATCTGATAATAATCTAAAGTGTGCTACCTCATAGTTATCAAACGTTACTTGGTTTTGATTTTCTTGGTTTGGTGAGTAATAATAACCTGAACTACCACCAAAGTACCCTTCAGGGTTATAGTTAAATATTACTTTAGTTGGGTGTTCGGGATCAAAGTTTTCCTTACGTTCGATGTGATAGGCAGAATAAGGGATTACGTTATAAACACCAAACTTTTCTGAAATCTCTAGTTTGAGGAAGAAATCACCATATTTACACATCTGACGAATCCAACTCCATAAGTTAAACTCAATATTTAATACATCGTAGAATAAGTTATATAGGATTTTTTGAATATCATCATCCGAAGAACGGATAGATAATACCTCACCCATATCATTTTTCAACGTAGATTCATCAGCTATAATATCCAAAGCCGAAGCAACAATAGCATCTGTATCCATTGCATCGTAATCCGAATATAGTTGAGTTCTTAAGTACTGGTAGTTAAGGTTGAAGTTAGCACCATGAAGTGAGGTGGATGATGGGTTTTGGTAAATCCCCTTAAAGCGATTTACTAACGCATTTGTCTCGTATTCACCCGAGGTTTGTATGCGGTCAGCGTCAATTATCTTTAATTGGTCTCCCCCTTGATTTCTAATGACTACGTCAGTAGAAAATAGACGTTGTAGTCTTGTAAATAGTGATTTATCTGCCATGATATCTACTTATATCGTATAAATATGTTAAAGAAGCCAACTAATATCCTCCTGCTTTCCACCACCAATATCTTGTTTATACGGGTTTTGGGCATTCGAACTATTAACGTTGTATACTCCTTGATAATTTGTTTTTATTGCTGTTATATTATTAAGTGCTGCCTTTGTTAAGTCAACTCCCTGCTGTCTAAACTTAAAAGCGGTATCACGCATAAACATAGCAATAGAGAATGACATAACCAAATCGTCATTGTATCCTTGCTGTGCTTCTGCTCTACCATTTCTCCAAATAAACACTTTCATTTCACTTACTAATCTCTTGGATTGTATTGTAACTCCTTTATCACTAATATATTCTTGGAACTTACCTATAGCCATAGGTCTTGTTCTTGAAGACATTGTAAATCCAGCAGTCATTTTACTTGTATCCATATATTGGTCAAAATACGAATCAGCTGTTATATTTCCACTTTTAGGTGAGTAGTAGAGGTTAGGATAGTTACTATCAATCAATACTTGTAAAGTAGCCCAACCAATATTAGCGTTTTCTACTACCATTAAAGCATTATTATATTCTATTCCTATACGATAAAGTAACTGACCATACTCCTTAGTACCTATTTGACCTTTATATTCAGCTATCTGAACGTTATTTTCAACATCTATAATATGGAACGCTGAGTAATCCTTACCATCACCACGAGCAACATCAGCTACAACCATATATGATCTAGAATAATCAGCTGGTTCCCAAATCCATAAGTTTTGGTCTACACCTCTTCTCTCTAGTGGTTCTTTAACATAAGTGTTCTCGTAAAAGTCTATGTATTCAGGGTAAAAGACAATATCACCAGAGGTACTAAAATCACAATCACACTCCTGTGCTGCCATCCTAGGATCACCTAGTAGTTCATCTTGTCTATCCCTCCATACTTGATCACGTTCAGGGTGTACAAACCAAGGTAGTTTAATAGGTAAAAAGTCGTTTGTTCCTTCTTCTGCTCTAACCCACGTTTGGTGGAACCAGTTACCAGTACCATAAGGAGTAGATAATGCTATACACCCACCACCAGTAGCTAGTGTTTGTTGGGCTGAAGCCCATATCTCACCAATCTGATCAATGAAAGCTGCTTCATCAATCAACAGCAAGGAAACGGCTTCTGATCTACCAGCATCACTTGAGGCTGATGTTGCTTTGATTTGAGAACCATTTAATAATCGAAGGGTTAGTTTATTATCTTCAGCAGCATCTATTTTAAGCCAACTAGGAAGATTATGGTACATAAACTTTACCTTTGTAACCATGTTTTTAGCTGTATCCTGCTTTGTTGCGATACAAAGAATGTTTTTGTCTTTATGGAATAACATTAACCATAAAGAATACCCAGCTGCCAGAGTAGATATACCTAACTGTCTGGATTTTAGGATAACAGAATATGGATTATCTTGTACTAACTTAAGTACTTTTTCTTGAAATGGGTATAAGTGAAACTGAATACGTCCACGTTGTGGGTGTTGGATAAAACAATACTTTTTCATAAAGTGAACCGGATCTTGGGCACACTTTAAATATTCTTGTCTTATTACTTTTTTTAAGTCTTGACTCATTTACCTATTTTCCAGTATAGGCGGCCTGATATTATTGGGAAGAAATCTTTATCTACCCCTAAACCAAAACCGTATACATTTCTTTTTTTATTAACGTACATTAACTCACCACTAACATAGTTTATTGGTGATTCATTT